AGTCGGCGGCTTTGGGGTTGCCGGTGGCGGCCCATGCGGCGAGGGTTTCAGGCGCAAGGGTGACGAGTTCGTTGGTGGTGAGGTTGTAGTGATTAAGCATAGACTCGGGGATGGGCGGCGTCGGTTGCGCCGTTGTTGTTGGCGATGGTGAGACCGCCTTTTTGGTCGATGAGGTCGCGGACGAGCGGGGCGTAGAATACAAGCGACTGCGGGCGGATTTTGTCGCAGGTCATGCCTTTGGCGAGGCTTGAGAGTTCGGTGGCGCTGAGGGCGACATTCCAGATGCCGACTTCGGCAATGAGGCCGTCCATATAAAGCCCCGGCGCAGACGAAGCCCATCGAGCGCCTACGTTAATCCGAGTTGGCGCGGGATTAAGCGCCGCTCCCGTTGATGTGGCACTGCTCCCACCATTTAAGTATGCCGTGACGGTTGTATTATTGGGAAAAGTTGCGGCGGCGTGGTTCCAAGTATTGGCTGTGTATCCACTACTGGTTTGTGCATTTGTTCCCGAACCAACCAAATAGTCTGCATATACGGGATCACCCGCAATGGCACCGGCAATAAGTAATCTGAAGCCGTTAACGCCACTTGATGTGCTTAACTCAAGAAGCGTGCAGTTGGAGGTTACATCATTCGCGCGAAACCAGCATGCGAGCGTAAGCGGAACAGCGGAGACAGGCAGTGACGCTGTATTCAAATACTGATTCGTCCCATTGAATGTGAAAGCCATTACGCCGCGCTCCTTACTTCGACGGCGATGAGTTCGGCATCTCCGGTCATGGTGTCGTTGACGGCATCGTCGGCATCTCGGTAGACTTTGATGCGGAAATTGTCGCCGACAGCGAGGGAGTCGATGGCGGTGGTGGTGATCTCGGCCACGGTCACGATACCGGAGGTTCCGTTTGCGGCACTGGTGACGAGGGTGGCGGTGTCGTAGGAGTCGGCGTCGAGGTCAGTGTTGGAACGCTCGATCTGCACGCCCCAGCGGACATTGCCGCTAGTGGCTGTGGTGGCCATCCATGCGAGGCGGATTTTGAGGCCGCTGGCTAGGTTGGCGTAGTCGGGGATGACGCCGGAGAAGATCGCGGATTCGTCAGTCGCGGCGTCGAAATCGAGGACGGCGATGGAGTTTCTCGTGTCCAAGGCGGCGAAGGCGGTGGCGGGGGGTTGGTTCTCGCGGGGGGTGAATCGGGCGAGGGTTTTGGAGGCGAGGTTTTGGGTGCCTGTGACGGCATTGAGCGTGGTGCCGGTGATGGAGAGGGCGGTGCCGAGTTCGAGGTGGGTGAGCTTTCCGGCGGAGTCGTCCCAGAAGAGGAGCTTGTCGGCTCCGGCGTCGGCGGCGGAGATGGCTCCGTCGGTGGCTGTCAGTGCGTCGGCGGCGGTGGGGTCGATGGAAACGCTGTCGCCGGAAGCGAGGATGGGTGTTGCGATCATAGGTAGGTGAGATTGCTGCGGTTGTTCCACGCGCCGGTGGCGCTGGCTTCGGCGGTGACGTTGCCTGCGGAGTTGGTGGTGATGCGGTAGATGGTCCAGGCGGTGGAGTCCTCTGCTGGGCCGGAGGCGGGGTAGTCGTCCCAGGCAAGTCGGCCGATGTAGAGGGTGGTGCCGTCGGTCGCGCTGAGAGAGAGGTAGTCGCTCGGGTCGCGGGGTCGGGCGAGGCGAAAGACAGATCCCTGCGTGTCCTTGCTGTAGAGGCGGCGGTCGGCGAGGTTAATGGCCAACTCCCCCACAGCGAGTTGGTTCGCGGTCGGAGCACGGCCAGAGACCGTCGTGCGTAAGAGCTGGTAGGGGGATGCCATTAAAGAGAGTTTTAAGTTTTAAGAATTAAGTTTTCAGCGTTCCGCCAGTGGAGCGGCGGCGGGCTCGGGGGAGCCACACCGCCGTCCATTTGGGGAGGGTTACTTAGAACGTGCCACCATCGAGGGAGATGCCGTCGATGCTGCCGCCAGTGATGGCGACGTTGTCGGCGTTCTGAGTGGACATCGTGCCGAGACCGGCTGCGGTGCCTTCGAGGGTCGTCACACGATCGGAGAGGGCCGAGACAGCCGAGCTACGGGTCGAAGCCTCTGAGTCGATATTGCCCTGGAGGGTCGTATCGGCAGCGGCGCGGGCAGATGCTTCTGTGCTCACCAGACCAGTGACGGTCGTGATGGCAGAGGCACGGGTGCTCGCTTCGGAGTTGATGTTGCTCTGGAGGGTGGAATCCGCATTCGTGCGATTCGTGACCTCCGCTGCGAGAGCGGCGTTGTTGCTGGTCACATAGCCAGCGAACGCAGTGTCGTTGGTGGTATCGATCGAGTTGATGAGGGTCACGATCTCAGCGAAGGTGTCCTTATCAGCGTCAGCGGCGGAGAGGATCGCGTCGATGCGGCCCTTCTCAGTCGAGATCTTACCATCGAGGGTCGTCACCGCTGCGGCGCGAGCCGAAGCCTCGGCGCTTACAGCCGATGTGCGGTTTGAGACCTCGGCAGAGAGATCGCTCGTCAAGACGCCTTCGGCGGCCTGAGCGCGGGAGATCTCGCTATTGAGGTTCGATGTCAGCGTGCTGTCCGCGCTGGTGCGTGCGCTGGCCTCTGAAGAGAGAGCGCTTGCAGTCGCGTAATGGGCACCGCCGATTGGAACTACGGCTGAGCCGTCGCCAATGTAGAGGATGCCGTCAACTTTGTTGTATGCCTGCTCGCCTGCGAGCAAGCTAGAGGGGGCTCCAGCGGCACCGGAAAGGCGGCGTTTGATTCTGAGGGTATTAGCCATGATATATTATTCTAGGTGGGGTTTGTTGTTCTGCGGGGTTAGTCCTAAAACTCACCGCCATCCGTGTCGGCGGCGATGGGGAGATAGGAAAGTGTCGGGGGATCCCAGCGTTGCGGGATATTTGTATCAGCGGAAAAATAGATGCGGGCCACAACGCCCACTTGGGGAAAGTCGGCTGCCGTCTCAAAGCGCTGCACGTCGTCAAAGGAGTCGGGGATCAAGTCGCCCGAGAGCTGGCCCGACGAGTCGAGCTGCGCGACCTGAGCGGTCGTGCTGACCATGTTTCCTGTGAGGGGGTCAAAGGAGATTTGCGACATTAGGCGAAGGGAGGGTACTGGATGTAGGATGTTTTAAGCTGAGCGTTGTCGGTGGTAGGAACGCCACCGAAATACGTCATGCGGATGCGGGCGACGGCGGTGTCGCCAAATCTGTACTCCGTGTAATCGGTGTTGTTGGTGTTTCCGACTTTGAACATTTCAAATCTGTCGTAGAGCGGAAGCGCAAAACCTGTGGTGACTCGCAGAGCCCCATCTGGCGTGGCTTGCACGGGTTGCACGATGCCAGCAGAAGAGCGGGCGGCGATCTGGATTGTGGGGTTACTCATATCGTTAATTTTATTATGCGGGAGCGTGTCAAGTGGGGGGTTAGTTAAAGCGAGCGGTCCAAGTTCTGACCTCGCCCTTGCGCAGCCAGGCGTCGTCCATGCGTTGCTGCAAGATGCCCTCAGCGCGGGCGAACTGGAAGTTAGCCTTGTCCATCTGTCCATCCTCCGAAAGCGTCTCAGCGAGGGCGTACCATTTAAGGTAATCGGAAAGGAACGAAGGGATACGGTAGCGGCGCCAGTATTCCGAATCGCTCGGAAGGTTGCCGGTCGTCGCTTTGCGAGCGACATAGCAATCGCCGGTCGTGTTGTAATACACAACATCTCCGGCCGAGTAAGCGGCACCGGCAGAGTATTCGTCTGTGGTGAAGCGCGGCTGCGGAAGCAGGAACTGCACCCACACATTGCCCGTCTCGCTCGTCGCGTCGATGAGCAGCACACGGTCCTCGTTGAGTAAATACCGCACCTTGCGGGCATAGACTCCGCTCGTCGGGTCAGCGTCCCATATAGCCATGATCTCACCGATGGGAGAGAGGTTATCCTGGTCTAAAAGTATGTACGGAATCTCGGCGTCGTTATTTGTCGAAACAGCATAGGTCGCCGATGCGCGGTCATCCCAAGCGACATTCACAGCCGTCTCCACCGAGAGCACATCGCCATTGTTATTTGTCGTGATTTTCTTAACCCGCCACAACAGATCGGTCGTCTCCGAGTTAGCCGGAGCGCGGCCAAAGTAGGCAATGGTGCCGACATAATCGGAGAGGTAGGTGTAGCCAGTAACAAACCAAGCCGAGCCATTGGGCGTGCGTTCCTCGGTCAAAAAGATCTCGGGCCAATCGAAGAACGTCCACGAAGTCGCGGCAGCGGTAGTCAAATACTCCGCCAGAGCCGTAGCCTGGGAATCCATGAGCGTCTGCGCCGGATCAATCCCCATCCGAGAAATCACCCCATCGCGAATGGATTTGTAAGAAGTCGTCCTCATTGTTGGGGGGCTTGCTGTTGCATTTGCTCGGCGACTTTTTGGAGTCCAGGCTGGGCGCCGACTCGGCCGATCTGCGCGTTCTGTTGTTGCTGGAGCTGGAAGCTGAACGATTCCATGCGGGCGGTGAGCATGGCGGCGAAAATTTGATCTTGTTGCAGGCGCTGCTGGATCGCCGGATTGCTCTGGATGATGCCTTGGAGAGTCTGCAACCGGAGTTGGAAGTTTTGGCCTTCGCTCTTGAGCGGTGGCTCGGCGCCGGCAGCAATCTTTGTGAATTGCACCTGCTCGTCGTCCATCTCCTGCTGGCTCGCCGCATCCGCATCGCGAATGAGTAGGCCGGCTAAGTTTGGATCGATGGACCCGAAAAGAAATTTCACCAATCCGGCGCGGTCGATCACGCCCTGCGTATCGAGCGGGATGAGCTGCGTGAGCCCTTGCAACTTGATCTTAAGCGCCTCGGAGTCGAGCGTGCGGGCATCGAAGTCGAGGCGGAGATCGTACTTACCCTGGATGTCTTGACGACTAGCGCGGAAGGGGGTGGGCAGGCCGCCGGCAACACGGACGAACTGGATGTCGTCGAGGTACTGCTGACAAAGCTGAAATGTCTGGCCGAGGATGAGTGCCATGTCGGCGAGCCAAGTATCGACGAGGTCTTGCTGGGCGAGGAGTGCCCGCTGGGGGGCCATGTCGGCACGGGGGATGCCGAAATACTCGTCAACGTCTCGCCGAGTCGCCGCCTCGATCTCAATCGTGCCCATGTCATTTGCAGGTGGAGCCATCCATTGGAATTCGCCTGGTCGGCGCTCGGGGAGTTGTTTTGCCGGCCCGAGGACGATGTCCATCTTCCCGCGATTGGCGGGAACTTTGAGCGGGGGCAGAATAGTGAGCGAGGCGCGGTCGCTGCGGTAATCGCGCTGGACTTTGATCTCGCTCTGCTGAGTGGCGACGAGCTCTGGCACGCCTCGGCTCTCGATGAGAGGG